TATCCAGTATTTCCTGGAATGACTTTTGCACCTTCTTTAAAAAAATGCTGACCAAATTTTTCAATTTGGTTTTGTAATATTGATTGTAGAGTTGTTAACTCTCTTGCCTGAACAGGATATCCGGGTTTAAAAAGAACCCTATAATAGTCATTATTTGCATCAAAATCGTCAAAATATGGAGCTACATTGAGGTTAGTTTCCTGAGACATAATTCTTTAGAACTGCAAAATGACTTTAATATCTTCTTTTTGGTTGGATGATCTAGTAATTGCTGGTCTATTATCTACGTAGATGATATTTCCTGAATATTTTTTAACTTCAGGATTTGCAAGACCATTAGTAAATTCTTGACCAAGGTAGTATGTCCTATTATTTATTACTGTAGATATACCGGAGAAAGAAGTATTAATTGAAAGATTGGATCCTGATGATGGTATAATTGTCAAACTTCCTCCTGATGCTGGAGAACTAGTGAACTCGATTAAATCAAATCCATAAGTTGGATTTGTAATTGCAATACCAGAAGTTGAAAGATCTCCTCCAGATGTAGTAAATCCAGCAAGAGACCTATCTTGCCAATATTTAAGAACCCCTGTTGTCTGGTCATAACTAACAACTCTACCTACAGCAGTGCTTCCTGTAGAAACGGTTTGTGTAAAGTATGAATCTGCAGTAAAAGTTGCTGAACTATATCCAGATCCAACAAGTCTCAAAGCATACACTGCGCTTGCTTTATCGGATGTCAGCAATGTTCCAGAACTTATTTTTGGATTTTCAACAACACCAACTCTTGCAATTTGGTTTCCTGTTATAAAATCTGGATTTTGAATATCATTTTCTATTCTAGAATATAAAAGAACATTATAAGCACCAAGTTCGCGATAGATATCGGCACCATGACCTCCCTTGGGAGAAATAATGACATCAAATGTTGGTCTTGTTGTTCCTGTTGGAACATTGGACAAATCTACATTTCCATAAGTGTATCCAGAACCTTGGCTTGAAACAACCACAGATTCCACTTTTTGGTCATTGTTGACAACAATTGTACACTCTGCTCCAGTTCCATCACCTTTAATAGGAACTCTTGTATAAGTTCTATTTGCTGCTCCTAATCCAACTCCTCTATTTGTAATCGTTACAATTTTAATTGATCCATCGACTGCATTATCTCTTACTGCAGCATTATCAGAAGAAGTTGTCCAATTTGCAGGAACAGGCATAAAATCTGCTGTTTCAAATTTTGCTACTTCAGATGGTTTTAATGTATAAAGGTATTTCCAAATATATCCATCTCCACTTGAACCAGCAGACCTTGGTTCTAAATCTGTAAACGTTGGTTCATCTAATGATGGTTTTCCGTTAGGAGTATCTGGAGTAGTTCCGTTTTGCAAACAAATATAAACTCTATAATCACTATTCAAAACATAATAAGATGCAGAATATAAATTTGTTGCTCCAGATATTTTTGCAGTGTTTATTCTACTATAATCATGACGATACATATCATAAGTTGTGCCAGAAGACCAAACCCTTTTTGTAACAACTTGCCTTGCATCTGATGCATTAATTTTTTTTAATGCAACCATAGTATCCCAATAATTATTTTCATCATTAAAAGAATCTTTAGGCGCTGGTGGGCTGGTATCCCAAGCAGACTGAACTTCATTTGGATTTGGTAATCCAATAAATGAATAATAAGAATTTGATGTAGAACTTACGCCAGCAACAAAATTCTTTGCATTTAATATTCTAATCTGATCGGTTATAATTGCAGACATTTGGCAGAGTTTTTTATCTATTTATGGGATGTAATTGGTATATTTAAATGGCGATTTTCTTCTAATTATTGTCCCAGTTGATATACCAGTGTATCCATTAGAAAGATAAGAGTTGTAAGATTTTTCTTTCTTTCTACTTCCCAAAGTAATTTTGCCCCAACTGTATTCCCCATAGAAATTGCTAAATCCTATACCTGTTAATCCATTATAAGAAACAAGACTTACAGTTACTTTGGCAACGTAAGTAACACCTAATCCTGGAGTGGAAGTTTGTGCAATAGAAACAGCAACAGCTTGATATACGTTGTCTAAGAAAGTACTACCTAATCCAACTATATTTCCATTTGAATCTAAAGATGTAACTGCTAAACCTACGTTAGAACTGTGAACTACAAAATAATACCCAGTCGCAATTCCACTAACAGTTGTAACTCCAGTTATTGAAGAATTTCTTAAAGGAGAATTGTATGGAATTAAGAAATCAAATACGATTCCTGTTGAAGCAACTCCAACGGATGTTGTTGAAATTCCAGTAATAATACCAAAATCACCTTCATATGCAACCACCGTATTTTCTTCAACAGAGAAAGGTGGAGGAGAAATTAAAACTTTAGGTGGTGTAGTATATCCAAATCCTGGATTAGTTATTGCAACTCCAGTAACGACACCATTAGATATAGTAGCGGTAGCCAAGGCAGTTGTTGTTGTTCCTATGCCTACACCCTCTCCTGTACCACCAATACTCACTGTTGGTGACGTTGTATATCCAACTCCACCATCACTTAAGACAATTGTCGAGATAGTTCCTGCTGCAGAAACAACCGCCGTTGCAGCTGCAGAAGTTATAGAATCTTGAGATAACATTATAATATCCTTTTGGAATATAAGTGATGTATCATTTTCATTGGTTGGGTTGAAAAATGGTCTGATTGAATCCACATATACAATAGTTGATCCAATACCAACAGATTGAATTAGATATGAAGATGGATATATTGATGCTTCATATAGTTCTCTATTTTTTCCAACTTTTTGTTCATTAATAATTCTATCTTCAGTCTGCCTTCTCCAGGTGACAGGTCTTAAAATATTTGCTGCTAAACCTGGTCCATAGTATGGAATAGTTTTTACAAGATCCGTTGAATCAACAGATGTTACATTTCTTTCAGTTTCCTGAAGATATGGTAATTGACCTAGTGCAGCATTATATCCAACAGTTAAGTCATCTCCAACTTTAACTGTTTCTATAATATCCCTATCAATAACATCGATGGATCCACTACCTCTATAGAAAAGAATTTTACACGTATCACCAATTTTGGGAGATTCAGTAAATGTAATTACACTTCCACCAGTAAATTTATAACCAACTCCAGGGACTTGCAGAATATCATTTACAAATACTAAGAAGTTATCTTGAATGTTAATATTTGATCCTCTGGATGTTCTAAAAGATTTTAAAACACCAGATATTCTTAATGGGAATGTAACTCTAGACCCATCAAAAAGACTTTCAATCTTATCAATAACTTGAAGTTCTCCAATTGACCATCCAGTAAATTTATCAGTAATAGTATTTTGTATAGAAATCTTAAACTCTCTAAATGGTTTAGATGAATCCGTAGGAATACCGACTGTTCCCCCAATAGAAACAGTCAATATTTCTCCTTGACCATATCCATATCCAAGATTTTTGATTTCAAAATCAATTATACTTGAACCTTGCCCAACAACTATATCAATCGTTGCCTGTGTGCCAACACCCAAACTAGAAGAAGAACTATAAATCAATGGCAAATCGGAATATGAAAGTGGAGCATCAATTACAACATATGGAGGATTTGTAGATGTATAACCAGTTCCTGGATTTGTAATTGAAACCCCAACAACGTGACCATCATTTATAGTTGCCGTTCCAACAAAATGAAGTGATGGGATTTCTGCACTTGAAGTTGCAACACCAACTCGTACTGTTTGTATTCCTGATCTATATCCAGACCCACTATTTCCAATACTAATAGAAGAAATTGTGCCTAAACCAGAAACAATTGCAGTTCCACCAGCAGAAACCAATGGTTGATATCCAAATCCTTCTGTGGATCCAACAGAAACAATAATACCACCAGCTGGAAGTGATGAGGTGTTAACATCATATGCTGTTGAAGTTGCGGTGCCAGTAAAGCTGATAGTCGTTATGCCTGAAGCTTCAGATAAATTATAATCATTCGTCAGTCCTGGACCTTGGAAAATATCATTAATTAAAATAACTGCATTTTCTGTTGAAAATCCTGCTACGTTAACACCGTTTGATTTTAAATTAAAGTTTTTGTTTGTGCCATTAAATTTTGAAGAGATATCATCAAACACATAATTTTTACTATAAGTCTCATTAGATCCTGCTGGGGTTCCTGATCTTAAAAACGCTCTACCTTGGAAAGAAGAACTTGTTGTTATTCCAGTCCAATCTCTTTCATCAGGCGGATTTGTTGTGCTTCCGATTGGAGTATTTCCATAAGGTGCAGCAACAAAATTTAAAGTATTTTCTACTATGTTATAGTTTCCAATCACTTTTGTAACTAGATCCCCTGTAGAATATCCAGAAACAACTGTGCCTAACCAAGGTCTAACAACTCTTAAAGAATTTGTACTTCCAACTCCTACAGATTCAACTCTCATGATTTCGTTTCCAATCCTAATCAAGTCGCCACCAAAGAAGGAAGTTATGCCAGTTAGATATACTACATCATCTGTGCTGAAAACATTTGTTGCCAAGGTTGTTGTTTGAGAAGTTGAAACAACAGGTGATTGAATAAGATTATCAATAGCAACTATTACTTTTGGATTTTGATTTGTAGAAGTAAATGTATGTGAAGTTCCTATACCCACCGATGTTAAATCTAAAGTTTTGGGTGTCAAA